TCTCCATCGTCATCGGTATCGGTATTGTTGCCCACACCATCGCCATCAGTATCAATTGTTTCCGTTGGATCTAAAGGAAACGCATCATCAACGTCTAATATTCCGTCGTTATCATCATCAGTATCGGCGTTATCGCCAGTTCCATCTCCGTCCGTATCGGTAGTTTCTGAAGAATCCAAAGGAAATGCGTCATCAACATCCAGAACTCCATCATTATCATCATCCGTATCAGTATTATCCCCTATGCCGTCACTGTCAGTATCTACTGTTTCGGTTGAGTCTAATGGGAATGCATCGTTTACATCGAGTACACCATCACCATCATCATCGGTATCCGTATTATCCCCTATGCCGTCACCATCCGTATCAGTGGTTTCAGACGGATCTAATGGGAAGTCATCGTTTATGTCAAGGACTCCATCGTTATCATCATCTGTATCCGTGTCGTCTGGAATCCCATCTCCATCTATATCTCCCTCATTAACATCCGCTATTCCATCTCCGTCATCATCTGGATCTATATTATCTCCCAAACCATCTCCATCGGTATCTGTATCTTCCGTCGGATCAAGCGGGAATGCGTCATCAACATCCAGAACCCCATCCCCATCATCGTCTGTGTCAGCATTGTTACCTACACCATCTCCGTCTGTGTCTACTGACTCGGTATTATCTAATGGAAACGCATCGTTAACATCAAGAACGCCATCTCCGTCATCATCCGTGTCTGTATTATTGCCAATTCCATCTCCGTCGGTATCTAATGTTTCGTCTGGATCTGTTGGGAATGCATCACTTACATCGGGAACTCCGTCATTGTCATCGTCTAAATCATCAACGTTTAATGTTCCGTCCCCATCAGTGTCGGTGTCGTCGTTGTCATCTATTCCGTCACTATCCATATCTCCCTCGTTAACATCAAGAACCCCGTCTCCATCATCGTCGGTGTCGGCGTTATCGCCGATGCCATCTCCATCAGTATCAACAGATTCAGTTTCATCTAGGGGGAATTCATCATTAACATCTAGCACCCCATCTCCGTCGTCGTCAGTATCTATGTTGTCCCCGACTCCATCGCCATCCGTGTCAGTTGTTTCTGTTGAGTCTAATGGGAATGCGTCATCAACATCCAGAACTCCATCGTTATCATCATCTGTGTCAATAGAGTCAACTGTTCCGTCGCTATCAGTGTCAGTGCTGTCGTACAATATTTCACATTCAACTTCATCTTCTCTCCACTCTTCTTGGCTTCCTCTAAGTGCTATGGAATAAGTTCTATCCATTGGATCGTATCCGCCTATCACATCTGGAGTAATCTTTAAGTTGTCACTAAACCAGTCTATCATTCCATAATCAGAGATCTGAGTAATTCCATCTTGTGATAATCGACATACAACTCTCCTTCTTTCGTCTACAAAATATATTCTCCCTCCCCATATTACCACAGAAAAAGGATTTGCAGTGATTCCATACTCTCCAAGATATGGTAAAACCTGCCCTAATATATCTGTTGATGCAGCAACATTTCCACTTCCGTCAGCATTGAAAAGAACATTCTTGTTGAATAATAACTTAGAAACCCTATTCTCTTGGAATACAACTAAGTCAGCCTCTCTTCCTACAATCTTATTGATGCTTCCATAGAAGTCATCCATATCTTTGTAATTGACAGTTGAAAGGTTAAATTCATTTAGCCCATTATACTTAGTTGTTTGATCATAGACATTGCTGTAAGTCAATGATGTGGTCCTATTGTTCTGCTTATAATCTTTTAAATTTGAAGAGGGCCTGTTTTCTGGATCAAAATACTTAGCATTAAAGTCATCTTTTATTTTATATGACTCAACACAGTTGCCCCAAGAAAAACAATTAAAGAAAGGTATAGTAAATGTAGCTGCGTTGCTATCAGTCTGAGCAGTTCCACCTCCAGGAACATCGTGGTATCCCTGACTATTTATTTCATACGTTGCTGGTAGCTCGTAGAATATTTCTGAATTTATATTTTCTGGTTTAGTTTCAAAATTAATTATGTCGTCACTAGTTCTAGACAACAAAACTATATTATTGCTAACCTTAACTCTTTTTGATGTATCACTTTCTTGTGTGTATTTAGATCTAATGATCATTAAAAGATCGTCGTTAGGATCTCCGGTTATGGTTGACTGAACATCTCCGTATGTTCCTCTAAGAAAGAATATTCTTTCCTCTGTAATATCATTTCCTATTGTAGCTTTAGCCCCACTTTCATGGTACCATTCTTCTAAGTTATCGTATCGTTGACTTGAAACAAATTCGTGTGTAACATACTGAGTTGCCCTATTATATTCGTCATAGGTTATGTTTATTATCGTTCCAAGATTAATTTCCTCTTCTTCTTTACTGAAGCTTCTAAATGTAGAAAATGCCTTACTATATCTTCTATTTATATATTTATTGGCAACAGAAGATGGCCTTGCATTAAACATCCATCTGTCCCCAAGCGTATGTCCAGTTGCAGCAGCAAAATCTATAGTTAATCCAGATCCAGTCAAAGCAATTGGCGTTCCCGGAGTTATTGTAATTCCAGTAGCACTTAAAGTGTTTGTGGCATCATTGTCTAATGTATCAACCGACCATTGGAAAGTATCCACAATCAATGACCCGTCTCCGTTTACATCAACATTTATTCCGTCAATTTCTATTCTTACTCTTGCAAATTCCTCTGCTATATTATATGTCCCACCAATAGTAACATCGGTAACACTTCCGTTTGTTCCATAATAAAACGGACCTTCAACAGAAGAAGACGAAAAGCTTATGCCTAATGGATTGCTCCTTCTGTTACTTGTATTATCGTAGTCTGTATGCTCTGTTCTATCATAATCAGAGGTAGATAGACTATATCCACTTGGCTTAAACTTAGCATACAGTCCAGCTTGTTGTGCAATTGGAGGGTCCCCCTCTCCTGGATATGTGCTGTCTTCTAAAAAGTTAACATTGTATTCCTTAATTTCTAAAACTTGAGTTTCAATAAGACCAGTCTTAGCTCCCCTACTGTCTGCTTTAACAACTAAGAAATCGCCTTCTTTAATTTTATTCTTATCATTTCCATTTAACTGGACATAAACATATCCAGTCTCTTCTTCTTCATAGAATATAGCAGGAGATATTGATTCATAATCACCCTTACTTTGCTTCACATAAACCCTATACTTTTTTGCAAAAGCTGGGGGCAAGTGGTCGATAGTAATTGTTAGTTCATTTTGTAGTTTTTGACTACTCAAAGGAACGTTTACAGAATTTCCCTCTGAAGTTACAACAGTTGTTGATCTGCCATAGTCATCTAAATAAACCAGACCAATCTCATAGTCTTTGTTTGACTTAACACTTTTTACTGGGGCTGAAGTTATTGTGCTTGCAGATAGAGCGGCAGAAATGTTAGGCTTTATATTTTCTCCATTAGCATTAACTAGATTAAAGTTCTCAACATAGTTGCCATAAACAATTCTATTGCCTATTAGTTGTTGAGTTTTAGCCTTTAAAGGAACATTATCATAAACCCTAAGAAGCTCTTTCTCTGGAAGGACTTTGTATATCTTTGAATTATCAAAAGTAAATGTTTGTGTTTGACTGTTTGACCAGCTCTTGTCCTCTTTATTAAAAGATTCTGCAACATACAGAGTACTTGAATTACTCTCCTTGAATATTATTTCAACATCTGTAACATTCTTTGCTCCAGTGTCAAATGAAACATCGACCCTCCCATAATTGTTTACCATGGATTTGTTTAGTCCAGAGGTAAAGTCTATTGAAAAAGTTTTTGGAAAAAACGCAGGCTCTGAAAAAGGAGATATGGCTGAATATTCACCATGCTTATATTTATAGCGATATGAAAAATATAAGAACCTTTCCTCTATACTATTCTCTGCATTAGACGCTGATTGTAGTGTTAGCGACGGAGGGTATAAGGGCGGCTTCTGAACAACATCTATGTCGTATTTGTCAAAATCATTCCCATCTATAAGTTTTGCAGAGTTTACTTCAATTCTTCTCGGCGGGTTAATGCCATCCGTAAAAAACAAAAACTTTTTATTATTGTCTATGTCTATTAAAACATTACCCTCAATAAAGTTTGTCTTTGTAAAGTTAAGAACATTGTTATTTCCAGTTCTGGTGTCAAGTAAAACAAATTCTGAAGAATCATTGTCAACATCATACTCACATATATAACTTCCCGTTTCTGATCTAACAAACCAATATATCATATTGTTTGCATCATCTGCAACCGAACCTATACATATAGCATTGGTGCCCATATTAAGACTTGTGAGCACAGCATTGGACATTTCATTTTCAACAGACCCTACGTCGGATCCAGTTGAATTAGAAACTTTAAGATTTAATGCATCACGATACTCCCCCTTCCGAACAAGTCGTTCATCGAGGTCTTTGTTCATTTTTCCAGAACTAAAGATATTTTTAAACTTCATTATTTAATCCATTTGTTTCTTCCCTTCAATGTTTGAATCAAATCGAAAGGATGGATGTCCATTAAACGGATTTTCATGTTTTTCATCGAGGCATACGCTTCATTTTTAATTCTACGAACAACGTATTCTTGAACATTAAACTTATGCTTGATAACTTCGTATGCTATTTGCTTATACATGTAGTCTTCTGCCAGCTTGTTTATCTGTATTTCATCTTCAGTTAAATAATCCAATCCATCTGTTATGTATTCAATAACAACATATTTGCCTTTTACTTCAGAGCTAAACCTTATAACACCAGCTGCTTTGTCTATATTGTATCTTCCATTAACATTAGATATTGAAGGATCCAATCCAAACCTTCCTCCAAAAAACTCATCACTTAAAGATGATACCGCATCTTGAGTTGTATTTTCAATTTGAGATAGCTTATCATCTATATAAGAATTTCCCTCTAGGGCTACCCCATTACTATCAAACAAAATGTTATAGTTATTATCTTGAAGATATGCTTTAGCGATTGTAGTGTTGTTGTCAACCATTAAAGGATGCAACCTTCCCCTTTCATCTACCCAAGACAATCTAACTAGATTAACGAAATCTTTTGGGAGAACAAGCTGCAAAGTATCTGGAAGCTCCAGCTCCAATGCTTTTACATTTCTTAGGGCATCATAGTTTAATTCTTGAACGGCCCTTTTAGCATGAAAGACAACATCAAACCTACTAACATTATTAATTAACTTTTCATCTCCTACATAAAACAGATAGAAGTTGTTTATAATATTTTTAAGAGACACAAATTGTGAGCCACCATAATTGTCTGCCGAGGAATAATATTGTTGATCAGTTAAGGCCATCTTATGCTTCTTTGCTTGTATTTACCTGGTCGATAGTTGTAGCCGCTTGCGTTACTTCTGATTCTCTAATCGTAACACCAGTCAGTTTCAATATCTCTACAATCAAGTTTACAGACTCATCTTCATCTAGTTCAAAATCTTGATAGTCAGGTGCGTTAATATTAAATATTGGATTCTCTCCAACAGTATTATAGGTCCATTTAGGATCTTTTGGATTTCTAATAAATATAAAATCTACATTTTGAGCAAGTGTTGTTGGGTAAACAATAATATCGCTACCCCTATCAACAAACACTGGGTAATTCTCTGTTGGATCGGTAAGGTTTGAACCAACTAAATATCTTTCCTTATCTCTCGACACCTGTTCGACATCTTTGTTGTTGTATCTAATAGCCACTAAATGCTGAATGCTTGATGGCTTTACATATCTATCAATAGATTTTGTAACAGTCTCCTCTACAGTAAACGCCTCTAAGGCAGATTTTAAAATATCCACTCGATCCATAAAGTCTGTAGAAATCATCCTAGAATTTCTTTGAGCCACCATCCTTGAGTACTCAGAAACCTTTTGATTAAACAACAATTGTTGCGCATGTTTAGCATACGAGTTAAATTGCTGAGGCGTAATGAAACCTCTATTCTCCTTATTGAGAACAGTTAAAACAGTATTTCTTACATGATTTATCATGATACAAATGTACGAAAAAAAAAGAGGTCGATATTTTCGACCCCTTCATTTCAGCTACAGTTTAGGTGGATTTACTATAGCTTGTTGTTTATGGCCTGAAGTACATCTAGTCCCTCGTCTGTTTTAAAGTAAACAGCTAATGCGCTATATACATTTTCTCCATAAGGAACAGTAATAATCTTTTCTTTTTTGCCATCGTTCCAGCAAACTGTTCTTTGATCATCCTTAATAAATAAGATTCCCATCTCAACAGATCGGACCGCTATGTTTCTTAAGTTAATGTTTTCGTCCTTAGTTAAATCAATAAACTCTTTAGGGTTTTTTCTAGCGTATATAAGCATGTCTCTTCTTATTTCGTTTGAGGCCATGTCAGATACTCTTCCTTTCAAAACAATTCTAGCGATAGCTTCTAAATCTTCTATAGGAAGGTCTTTAGCTATGTTCATTGCTTCTAGTTCTTGCTCTACAGTTTTAACTTCTGATTCAGCTTCTCTGTTTGCATCAAACTCCATGTACACCTTATTAAGGTCAGGATGATATATAGATAAAAATTGCTGCAAAAGAGTATTTTCTTTTGGAACAATAAGCTTTCCATCTTTAAAGATTACAGCTGGAAGTGTTACATCCCCCATTTGCTCATCTTCAAATATTGAAACTTGGTTTGATGCATATCTTAAAGATCTGCTTCTAGTTCCATCAAAATATTGCAGGGGTTTGTTTAGGTGATGTCGTGAACGCAATATGTAGTTCACAGGAGTCAATCCTCCTTTAAGAATATAAATTCTGTCTTTTAGCTCCCAAGAGGAAGCTGGGTTTTTTCTAGGCATTTTATTAAGTATTAAATTAAAATCAAAAATGACAGGTAATGGGGGCCGAAACCCCCAGCCTATCCAATCAAATTACTTCATCAAGATAAAGTTGTTAGCGCCAAGCACACATAGTGCACGCTCAGACAAGAAGTGTACTTGCATTGCATCCAAGTCGCTAGACATTCCAGCTCCTCCAGCAGATCCAACTACCCAAGACTTATACTTTCTGTCTTCAGCTTCTGACTTGCGATATTTTACATGTAAGAAAGGACGAGTAGCGTTCTTCCCTAGAATCTGATCGTAAATAGTGGTGGTACCAGCAGGTACAATAACTCCGTCTACACCAGCAGTTAAAGCTCCTGTAGTAGCGTCATTCAAATATTTCCAATCAGACTTATAGAAATCATATCCCAAGTTAAAGCCCATAAATCCAAGATTTAAGGCCATGCTTTCGTCGTTGTCAAACAAACCATAAGATGCAGTAGAAGCACCAGAGTTATTTTGAGCAGCCAAAACAGTATCAATCTCGAAAGATTTAGTTCTGTTAACGAACATGACGTTTTCTTGAATAGCTCCTTCTTTATCTAGAACTTTAATTAGTTCTTCAATGTCAGTTCTACCTTGAATTGAACCAGTAGAAATGTTACCTCTGTTTTCGATTTCATAGAACAAACCTTTAGTTCCTTTGTATCCAGCTCCTTCAGCACCAGAAGAGGTTGCAGCAGGTCTACCTTCCACCAAAGAAAGTTCTAGGTAATCTTCAAAACGCAAACGAGTTTCATGCTCTGATTTCAAATACCATAGATATCCAGTAGCGCCATTTTCAGTAGTGACCTCAATCCATCCGATCTGAGCTAAGTCAGAACCATTAACTTCATATTTATCTTTGATAATAATTGGGTTATTGGTTTGGATATCTTTAGGAGCCTCTAGACTTCCAGACATTCCATTAGTTCCTTTTTTAAATTCAGAACCAAAAGCAAACACACTAAGGCCAGTTGTGGCAATAGCTGCTGCAAGATTCGCATTCTCATAAGAGGCAACTGTAAATGTATTTGTGGTTGTCGCAGTTATGATGGCTTTTTCCTGGTCAGTTCCGTCAGAAATAATTACTGTTTGGTTTACTCGGAAAGGGTGGCCATTAGAGGTGATTACATCAGCAGTTCTAGTTGCACCAGTTACAGCTAGGTGAAGTCTTCCTTGCTCAGACCACTGAATTACATCAGAGGCAAAAGGCATTTCAGCTCCTACCATTCTTAGAAAAGAAGATACAGAACGATTTCCGTATTTTTCAAATTCTTTTTCGTGTACATCGGGAAGATATTGAGAAGTAAACTCAATACTTGACCCAAGATAATTACTTGAAAGCGTAGCTTTCGAAGGAGAGGGGGTTAAAGCTCCACCTACTCCGGTCATTGTTACAGACATGTTTAAATAGTTTTAAGGTTTTTAGTTTCTTTTTCTAATTTTAAACTCAAACTGATCATCAGATTCTACCACTCTAAACTTAGTCCCTGTCGTATCGGTAACAACATTCTCCCTTACGCCCATGTCTATATTTTTAGTTTCCTTAATAATATTTCCAGTGGCATCTGCTTTTCCCTGATCATAAAAATGTTTTGCTATGGCATCAGGATTCATCGCCGTAAACAACGAGCGATGATATGCAGCTGGGTCTTTTAAAAGTCCATCCTCATTCAAATGCTGAGAGATAAAATTTTGAACATTGCTCTGAACGGACTTAACTTTCTCAATATCACTTGGTTTAAAAACCTTCTTCGAATCTCCCAAGTTAAATTCAAAACCTTTGAACTCTTCGGAAAACAAAGCATTAGTTTTCTCAGTGAAATGAGAAGCTTGTTTTTTCTGAATAACAGAATCCTTTTCAGATTTAGTTTTATATTCATCATAAAAGCTAAACGCCTCTTTGTAAGCATCAGGAATATCAGCCTCACTAGACTCTAGTGGCGCTTTGTATTTTTCCTTCAGGCCTTCAAAATGATTTCTAGCTTCATACAATGCTTCTTTATAAGCAATCTTTTTAGCTTTAACTTCCTTATCATCATCTAACTCTTCATCATAAGAAAATTGTTCACTTAAAATATGCTCTATGTCTCCCCGATCTAAATGTGGTTTAGTTTGCTCGTAATACTGACGAATTACATCAGCATCTGAAACAGACGCCCAATCTTTTTGAAGTTCAGCAAAATCACTAAATGACCTTCCGGTCTCTTTCTTGTATTGCAAATACTTCTCAACGTCTTCGGGAAGATTTTCTTTTTCGGTATTTGAAAGAACGTTTTTAAGATCGTCCATGGAGCCTAGCTCCACTTCGTATCTTTCTTTTAATTTACTCAGAAACCAATTGTCATCTCTATCTGGTTCCTCAGTTAATATTTTTTCTTCGGTTTCGGCTTGGCCTTGCTCTTCGGTTTGGCTTTGCTCTTCGGTTTGGGTTTGCTCTTCGGTTTGCTGTAGTATCCCATCTTCATTTTTTGTTTCTAAACTTTCAGTTTCCGTAGCAATTTCTTGACTAGGCTCCCGAACTTCATCTTGTGTTTGTTCTGCTTCAGGCTGTTGAGGCTCTATTCTGTTCCCCTCATCATCCAAAGCATAAACTTTGAAATCTTCCATTTTATTTAAATTAAATTAGTTTACAAAATTACGAATAATTAAACTTTTGTAAAAGCTTAATAATCAGTACTTAATAAATCTTGACCATCAAAGTCTATTGGATCTAAGTCCTGTTGCCTTTGTTGAATAAGTTTCGATTGTTGAGTTGCCTGCTTAGCAGTCCTCTTGTCTTTTCTGTCTTCTCTATACTTCTCTTTAGTTAACTGACCTTGAACTTGCATCCCTTGAATATTTCCTTCTAAAGATTTTTGAGCCTGTATAAGCCGTAGCTTTAATGCAAACTCTTTTTCCATCTCTAACAATTTAAGGTCAGACTCCATTTTCATTAGCTCCATATCAGCTTGCTTTTTAGCCATCTCCCTTTGTTGCTTGGCTTGCTCAGCAGCCACTGACGCACTTTGATTTGCTTGAGCTTGTTGTTGAATGTTTTCTTGTTGCTGTTTCCTTGCGTCTCTTTCTCTGCTTTGCTTTCTTACTTTTAAAAGTTGAGAGGCTATTTTTACATTTCTTACATTTCTGATATCTATAGCGTCATCAATGTCAATTTTACCTTGTGATAAAGAAGTATTTATGTGTTGCTCAAGAACCGCTCTTTCTTCTTCATCAGGATGAAGCTCGATGTATATTCCAAAATCATGATGATGAAGATCTTTAATTTCTTTCAAAATCTCCATGCTGTATCTTCCAATTGATTTCGCAAAGTCTTCCTTAAACTCTGAATATTCTAATATGTCAGACATCCTATAAGTAATCCCTTCGGCTAATCTTCTAGTGGTATTTAAACCGGACCTTAGTATGTGCCTAGTAGCAGTGTTAGAGTTAAGGGCAGCCATCTTTTGTATTCCAACTAAAGAATTAGAATCAGGCATAGAACCATCTCTAGCTTCATTTAATCCAGTTACAGACCTGATCATTCCTAGATTGTAGTTATACATATTTATCAAAGAAGATATCTTTGCATTAGCCCCAGAAGAAGTTAATTCTTGAATAGGCATCTTTCCATGATTAAACTCTCCTTCTTCTGTGAAAGATCTACCTATAACAGATCCAGTTTGGAAATAAAGATTCAATGCTTCTTGAGGAGTGTAAGTCGCTCCGTTGCCAAGGTTAATTGAACTTAGTCCGTCAATATCCATATAGACTCCATCTGGAATCATCTTAGCCGTTACTTGCTGAAGCTTTAAGTGTATTAACTGTATTTGATCAGCAAATGGAATCATTCTTTTTACCAGTGAATCCACTTGTCCCCTGTACATTTTTGGAGCACTTACAATATAAGGAGCAACCGCTTTGCTCACTGAGGATTTGGGACGAACCATGTTCTTCATTAAGTCCCATTTTAAAATGTGATTTGTTCCTAGAACAAGTACACCTTCGTACCATACGTCAATTCTTTTAGAAAGTTTTTCAAATCTAGCTTTCTCTGTTCTTGGTGGGTTGAATTGATCGTCTTTTTTAAGCACCTTTTCTCCTCCTTGAGGTGTTTTCTTTTTCTTGTATACGATGTTCTTATCCGTCTTGTAACAGAAGTACAGCAATGTTGCTGTGTTGTGATCAAAGTTATCTGTTTTATATCCCCCTCTGATTCCTTGATAAGCATCCCATTTAGATGACATCTTAGATATCTCTTTAATATCTTCTTGGGTTAGAGATGGGTCTATTTTTTTTAGCTCCGTAATATTTACATTTTTAACCTCTCCAAAGTAGTAGCAATCTTCAAAGTCTTGATCTTCTGTAGGGCTCCATATTAAATTAGCTGGATCCACATAATCAACTTTAATCCCGTCATGAACATTAAAAGAATGTTTGACGGAAGAGATTCCTAAAGTTGTTTGATCTTCATCAACTTTATTTCTAATCTGCTCATAGTTATTCATCTTCAAAACATTTTCAATAGCTTTCTCTTGAGCTATCTCAATGTCGTCTTTGTAGTTTAACTGAAGATGAAGTTCTAATTCGTCTGTGCTTTGAGGAAGAGTCGAAGGATCTTGATCGAACATATCCTTTCCGGTAATTGCTTGTATCTCTTGAAGACTTTCTTTGTTCCTCATTTCGGCCTGCAACTTTAATTTGTACATGGCCTTTTTGTTTGAGGATAATGAATCAACAGCGTCCACCATTACATCGTAAAGCCTATTTTGCATTCCATTAACAACAATGTCTACAAACTTAGGTATTACAGGAACAGGGGTCCAATCTAAATTTAAGTACGATATATCCCCATTGACTGCAAGCTCGTCTTTATATTTTTGAACAGACTGCTCTCCCATAGCATAAGTTCTAAGCTTATGATACGTATCTCTATTATTATAAAATCTTGATGTACCACTTTCCTTTCTGAACCATTCAGATTCTATTGCTCGGGCAACAATTAACCCATACTCTTTAGATGCTTTTTCAGCATCAGAAGCGAGCTGATCTGGAAAGCCAACAACGTTCCTTGTTTGAACTCCGTTCATAAATTATCTATCTCAGTATTGTACTAGTTATTCCACCATTATTGTACTTTGCAAAGGTAACATTTATTTCTTTAACATTTTTTGGTGGTTTGTTTACATATTTGTTATTAGCCATAATTGCAAAACCAGAACTAACAGTGGCGTCAAACTTAGTTCTATTATTTATATCGTAGTTTGCCCAATCAAGTAAAGTCCTAGTAAAGTACATGTTGCCAGACCCAGAATCAGAAAAGCCAACGTTTTTTTCTATATAAGATTCAATGGCTTCGGCATGAATTGATATTACGGCAGAAGAAGATGGTATTCCTCCTAGTTCTTTTTCTGCTTTTGATAAATCGTTTTTGTGTTTATCTGGTCTCGATAAACTAAATCCTCTATATCCTCTGTTCTTAAAATGGTATAATAATCTTGGTTTGTTATTTTCCGCAAGTACTGGCATGCCATAAAATACACACGCCATCAACACATCCTCATAAAATATTTCAGCGGTCTGCGGTCTGCTTATATATTCCAAAAAAAACATATTTGATGGTCCATCAAAATTAACTTTAGTCAATCCGTGTAAAGCTCCATTAGACCCTCCCCCTCCTACTGTTCCAGAGATATCGTAGCTATCACATCCGAATGCACCAATATGTTCATTTCCAGGATACTTTATACCATTTCTATTTATAGTTCTATTTCTAAGTTCCAATGGAGGTATCCATGTTACATAAAACTTTCCCTTTGGATTTGGAGTCCATATAACCTCTGTATCTTTTCTTCCATCTTTCCAAGAAAAGTTTCCTTTTTGGACAACTCTTTGACCTTCTATTCCATCGTTATGATCTATCTGCTCGTATATCCTGCTTAAATTATAAAGAGTATTTTTAGACTCGTCCCTAAAAGCATGGTTCTCTGTTCTAGGAAACTGTCTGTAAAATTCATTAAGAGTATCAGCGTCGTTCTTTAAAGACTCCACTTCATTATTCCAATAATCTATGACCCCTATATCTATATCCATTCCGTCTATACCTTCCACTGGAATCTCTGGAGTCCTAAGTACAGGTTGACCATACTTGTCTATGAACCCCTCCATATTCCACTCCATTGGAATAAATAAATTATACATTCCACTTTTTGTTTGTCCGTTAGAATTACGATCAGTAACATCAGAAGATCTATATAGTTTTTTGAAGTTGTCCCCTCCCTTATCCAAGGCGTTCGATGTTGATCCCATCATGCACTTGCCAATAATTTTTCTGCCTAGTCGGAGACAAGTTTTAGTGACTCTCCAGTTGTTAAGGATATTATCGGGTCTTTCCCACTTCCCAGACTCATCATGGACAAGGAGTCGCAACTTCTCGCCATCGTAAGAGTTATCTCCGGTGTTCTTCCAATCAATAGTGGTGTCAAGCCCAGTAAGATCTTCGGTGTTAGATTGCTCGATTGATTTCCTTGTAAGCTTTGATGCTGGCACTCTGTAAGCAAGCTCTGTCTTTGGCCTGTCCATCCCGTCTTGTATTGGTTTAAAGAAGAATGGATAGTTTGTGGATATTGGAACAACTTTATCTGTAAACATTTTCTTAGCATCAGAGCCTGTTTTTGATAAGATACCGAATCTAGCATCTGAAGTAATGGTGGCTTGATTAACAGCTTCTGATGATGACATGAAGCTAAAGCCAGACCTTCTGTTTTTGAGGTAGCACATTCCAAAGCATCTGATATCAGCTTTGCATGCCTCCCAGAATATATAGAATAATCTGTTTGATTCCCTAAACTCTGGGTGCCCAACATCAATCTTGGTCCACTGGAGATACATGTAATGAGAGCCGGTGATATAAGTAGAATGACCATTATTCTTAAACCAAAAACCATTCTCTCTTTTCTCAAATTCAGATTCAATATATAATATCCAAGACTCTTTAAATGAAGATGGATATTCATTCCATTGAAAAATGCTTTTAATCTTTTGAAGTTCTTTTGGATATTCTCTTGGCTCCCAATACTGATCTGATTGTTTTTCACTCCTTGAGTATATAGTTTTCGGCTGCAAAGGTAATCCTATTTTTAGATTTTGAATCTCAATAACATCACCTAAAGTTCCATCTTTAGATATAATAATTATGTTATAATCCTTATTATATCCATACTCCCACTTCTTGAGTTTATTGTTTCTTTTAACAATAGAGTTAGGAACAATGTCAGATAATTTGCGACAAAGGCTAAGACTGTCTTCCCCTAGATTCTGCGAAACTTTGGAATCCTTTATCTTTTCCTTTACTTGTTTCAGATTCGTCCGTGCCATTAAGCTTTTCTCTTTCGTTCTCTATCCTCTGTAGTATTTCGAAGGCGTCAAATATTGCAAGCTTTTTAGTTGCCGCAGCATTCTTCAGTCTGTCAGCGGCTAACTCATCATTAGGCTTACCTGTTATGATTTCTTCTTCAGCAACTTTTATGAGTTCTTCAACAGCTCTTTCTCCAGCACCTATAACTCTTTCTATTGTCTTTCGTACATCTGAGGGTTGTTTCGAAACATCTCTCTCCATAAATTTTGTGCTAACTTAACCTCATGCTTATTATCCCTACAGACATCTTTAGTCATCATTTGGAATTCCAGTTTCTTGCCCTCCAGTAGTGTTGCTGTGTATCTCTTGCCCTCCAGTAGTGCTGCTGTATATCCACTGCATCCCGTCAGAAGGATAAGTGAGATTGTGATTATAGCTTTTTTCATAGCGTTTGTTTGTTTGTGCCATAATAATGGCGTTAGTAAGTTTGTCGATACTTTTGCGTATCTCTTTCAGTTCGTTGCGAAGTCCATTAGACTTTACGTTAATTGAGTCTTTACTCATTTTAATTTAATTATAGTTATTTTTTCTTAGCGGGTTTATTCTTACCATTTTTCTGCGCTCTTGTACAATGGCTATACTTTCCCCTTCTGTTTAATGACTTTCCCATTTATATAAATTTAAGACAAATATCTTTAACTTGCATTCTATACATCTTATTATCTTCTATCTCAAACTCATACTCCGAGTTTTTTGTGAATCCAACTCTAGTGCCTTTATCATATATTGACCCATGCACTATAACTCCCACATGCTCCTCCTCCTTCTTGTCTGATCTATGAATCTCATCATCCTGAATGTAATCAACAGGAGAGACAAAAACATATTCTTTAGTACACTTCCAACCGCTCCCATCATTATACATGTATATTCTACTGTCATCAACTAAATACAATCCGTCTCTAAAGTATTCATTACTTTTTCTTTTATTGCCTTTTATATCTAAGTAAGTCCTGAATACATTGTGATGAACAATGACTAAGCTTCCAATAGGAATCTCAGAATCAAGTGGTGATGCTTTAACAACTCCAACTCTGTTCACATACTTAGCGTCTTCTATAGATGTGTTCACTATAAAAGACTCCCCAGCAAAGTCTTTATGATTATTGTACTCTTCTCCTTGTGGGGATATTAAATACTTCCACCTTGGAGTCATAATACGTTAAGATTGTATTCAATGATTAATGGAATATTTGATACCTCTTTCCATTTAATGACTTCTCCATCCTTTTTAACCCAAATGGAATACCCGTTTTTTTCCTGACTTATGTCATTTATAACATAAGAGCCTCCAAGTACTTCTTGACCAACAATATAGTGCATGGCATTTTTATAATCAGCACCCACTGATATCTTTCTAATGTATTTCAATTTATTTTATTTATATGTATAATGTAGAATTATCATAAGATCAAAGGGCATCATACGCCGCCTGAGTAAGAGACAACACCTTAGCAATAGACGAATCTACCTTAGTAGACCCTATAGTTGCGTTTACTATTTTAGCTCCTTCAATTGTTAAATCTTGAATAACCTCTCCGGTTACTTTTGTTGATGCCATCGTATTGGTTTAATGCAAATTTACAAAAAAGATATTTAGTATGTTATTAAATCCCACTGTTGGGTTTCTTCATTCCATTTATATTCCTGCCCATCATTTGGTTTAGATACAGGTGCTTCCCAGGAACATGTATTTTCATTTAATACCCAGCTTTCAAAAGGCTTTGGTGGAATAAAAGCATTTCTAGTAATATCAAATGTATATCCTTTTGCTGCAAATCTTTTTCTGAATGAGCCATTATATGAAGTCTGGGCCCAACTTGTTTCATTTCCAAATAATGATTTGCAAAAATCAATACCCAATGATTCTTCTTCTTCATTATTATTATTTGTTATTACCTCATTATTAACAACAATAACTCTTTGTACTATATTATCTTGATTTAATTCCGCAAAATGTGCCATAATTATGTTGTATAAGTACCAGAACCTGTAAATTTTAAAATAGTATCTGTCCCATCGGTAGTTACTGTTGGCGAACCAGTTGTCGTTCCAGAATATGATGCGGTTGGCAATCTTAATATAACAACACCAGAACCACCTGAACCAGCCCCATCAACTATATTTGGATCTAACTCACCGCCTCCGCCACCACCACCTGTATTGACAGTCCCATTTGTACAATAAGTACTACCTACTCCACCATTGCCACCGCCACCAGTACCACCTGTCCCAGCAGTATCATCACCAGCTGCACCACCACCACCAGCATAAGTTATTGAAGTACCAGTAATTCCATCAGCATATCCATTACCGCCATTTCCCCCTGTATTACTACCAGGCGAACTCTGACCAGCTGCACCAGCACCACCACCGCCGCCGCCGCCATCTCTGTTATCCGCATCACCTCCATCATTTCCACGCTGATTGATATCTGCTCCGCTATTTGTAGCGGCTCCACCTGTTTCTCCACCACCGCCTCCACCACCAGAGGCTCCGTCTTGACCAAATTCTGCGCCACTTCCTGTATTGTTTCCACCACCACCACCACCACTTGCAGATATTGTGTTACCACTTGGAATAGAAAAATAACTTCCAGTTCCGTTATTTTGAGGAACAGTGTTATCATCTACCGATACTGCTCCAGCACCTACTGAAACTGTAATTGAAAGCCCAGCGGATGAAATTGTTTCAACTCCAGCATCAACTGAACTCACAAATCCTCCAGCACCTCCTCCACCAGCTTCGGTATTTTTATCTGGCGAATAACCACCAGCACCACCCCCACCTATTACAAGGAAATCTAAATCATAAGCAGTAAATGCATCTGGCCAAATCTGTGTTGACCCTGCATATACTTTTGATAACTGAGAACTTCCTTTATATATAGCGGAAAGTGATGAGGTATTTTTATGTATTGGCATTATGTAATAAAATATATTGTATTTCCATTAGGGGTCAAAGCGTCATATTGTGCCTGGGTACCTGACCAGTATTGTAATTCACTTGCTCCTCCATTTTGATTAGTTGTTCCTGTTGCCTTTAATGTAAAATTTGGATATGTCCCAGATGAATCAATTCCATAACTATCTGTTATTGTAACAGTTTGGTCTGGCGCACTATTTGTTATGGTAAAATTTGGATATGTCCCAGATGTTGTTATACCCGTTCCGTTAGTCAAAGCAACGGTTTGGTCTGGCGCACTATTTGTTATGGTAAAATTTGGATAAGTTCCAGATGTTGTTATACCCGTTCCATTAGTCAAAGCAACAGTTTGATCTGGTGCGCTGTTCGTTATAGTAAAGTCTGGGTATGTTCCAGATGTTGTTATACCTGTTCCATCTGTTAGCGTAACAGTTTGATCAGGGGCTGTATTAGTTACATTAATTGTGCCACTTGTTGTTATAGGGCTGCCAGATATAGAGATTCCAGTTCCTGCTGTTGCAGCTACGCTTGTAACTGTACCATTTCCCTTATTGTTAAATGTATTCCAATCAGTAGAAGACAAGTAGCCATCGGTGGATGTAGTAGCTTGGTTAATACTTATGGTACCTGAACTTGTTATTGTGCCACCAGTAATAGGTCCTGTTGTTGATATTGATGTTACTGTACCTGTAGTGTAATTACCTAAAGTAAGATCACCTAATATAACTTGTGAAGAAGTACCTGCTCCAGCTATATCAATTGAACCACTACTTGTTATTGGTGAGCCTGTTATAGTTAATGCCGTACCTGTTTCTGTAATAGCTACTGATGTTACTGTACCATCTCCTTTATTATTAAACGTATTCCAATCTGTTGATGATAATTTACCTGTATTTGTTGCACTTGCAACTGGCAAATTAAATACCAAATTACCTGAGGTAGTTATAGGGGAACTGGATATATTAAAATCTCCACCCGCTGTACCCGCAATTGCCCCTACGCTTGTAACTGTACCAGTATTTGATGTTTTATTATTAAAAGTGTTCCAGTCAGTTGAGGACAAATAACCGTCAGTTGATGTAGTGGCCTGCGTAATGCCAATAGTACCAGATGAAGTTATAGTTCCACCCGTAATAGGGGCTGAGGTAGCTATTGAAGTAACTGTTCCACTCCCTCCTCCAGTTATATTTATAACTCCAGTAGTGTTATTATAACTACCAGCGCCAGTTACTGTTATTGCTGACCTAGATCTGCTATCTGTATAATAAAGATTGCTAGACCCTTCTGTTATATCATCTGTTGTTTTTACAGACAAATCATTATTAAACCTAGTGGATGTATAATAAAGGTTAGTTGCTCCCTCGGTTAAGCCATCTGTATCTTTATTCGAGAAATCATTATTAAATCTTGTCGATGTGTAATAAAGATTAGTTGATCCTTCAGACACATCATCTGTAGTTTTTCCAGATAGATCATTATTAAATCTTGTGGATGTGTAATAAAGGTTAGAAATTCCCTCGGATACATTATCCGTAGTTTTTCCAGATAGATCATTGTCAAATCTTGCTGAAGTATAATAAAGGTTTGTTGAACCTTCTGGAACACCATCCGTGTCAAGATTTACGTTTTCAAAATATGCGTTAGATGAATTGTATCGAAGTATTTGATTGTTTGTAGGATTGCTTACATTTACATCCGTAAGATCACTTAAATAAGCCGCTAGCACTTGACCAACAGGTGTGGAAGCTAAGCTACGAAAGTTTCCTGAAACAAAAAACTTAGCTTGAGTTGAATCTGAAAGATCTGTTGCAGATGATTTAAGTATTATAGCTCCAAGATAAATAGCTTGTTGTGCTGTATTATCTGCTTCAGTTACAGTCTCTAGATTTAAGTTAAGCTCAGCACTCTCCATTGAATTGTATTCATCCACTCCATAGTAAGCTATAAGTATGTCTGGTGTAGATGGAAAGTAATAAAACCTCTGCGTAGAATAATGTCCTGTCGGAACTGACACTAAGGTACCGGATCCGTTATCATATTTGGTTGGGTCTAAAACAGAATAACCAGCAGCTCCAATTCCGTCATCTTTAACAAATCCACCAATCCCATCTTTGTAATATCTATGAATAACACATTGAGTCTTAGACGAGTCAGTTACTGTTGATGGATTCTCTGGATCCGTATCGTAATTTCTACCTAAAGCAAAAGAAACTCCGGCAGACCTATCTAAAGAAAGGTTAGTTCCGTTAGCAGAAAGAACATGTCCTGACTTTTTGATTGGTCCAAACACACTTACAAACTCTAGTATTTGAGATGTAGCATTATAAGCTGTTCTAGGAAAAGTTCTAACAAACCTAAGTATTCCGGAAGAATGTATTGCCGCACCTATTATGATATTGCTTCTAACCTGCGCTTCAGTAAAAACAGTATTTTGCTGTTGGACCGTTCCATTCTGATCTACATAAATCCAAGTGTTAAGTTGGTTAGAATCCCCAGAGTTTAGCCCAGATACAGTAAGAGTTTGCGAACTCCAAGAAACATTAATAATTTCTGGATGGGGTTCACTTAAGGGAGTTTTATTTAGATCATTTATGATTCCATTACCAGCAGCAATAGTAAATTCAGTTGAGCTTGCAACAGAAAGATTTCCTCCATTTAATATACCTGTAGGAAGGACTTCAGTAAACTTGTCGATGCTAATATCATGGCCATCATATTTAAAATGAACAGTATCATGACCATCGTCGTTTTTTACATAAAATCCATTCTGAAAGGTAGGGGCTGAAGCCTGATCATTAACAAGCTCTATCGTGTCGTTAACTATTAAGTCACTGGAAATTGTTACATCATTTGGAAGCCCAACAGTAAATGTTCTATTGGCAGATAAATCTTGAGGACCAGATGGAGTAACATCAACTTCATTTGCAGTTCCAGCAATCTCAATAGTTCTTGAACTTGGTGTTATGCTTGGCTTGTTTACAATAAAAGCATCAGAACCTGAATTCGTTTCATTCCAATCAGCCTGAACATTAGCTTCGGCTCCAGCTTGTATTCCAGCAAGTTTAGTTCTTTCTGCCGAACTTATTATTTGACCAGATCCAGAACTAGTTATGTCTGCAAGTTCAGTTGCATTATGTTGACTCAAGTCAGTTACATCGGTTGGTTTATTTTGTATAAATGCATCACTAGTTGTAGAAACTTCAGCCCAATCCGACTGAACATTTACTTCAGCACCGGCAGCTATTCCGTTTAACTTTGTCAGTAAAGCATCTGTGAAATCATTTGTAGATAGATCTTTTCCTGGAACAATATCTACTTTGTTATCAAGAGCAGTTTGAAGACCAGCAATATTGCTTATAGTCAAACTATTCAATGTACTTCTGTTTGCCTCTATAAAGTCAACAACCTCTTGTAATGTATCGAGATCTATGTTATCACTAGTAAGAAGAGTATTGATATTGTCGATCAACCCCTTTAACACATACCCTTGATTTGCAGATAAAGGTTTATTAGTGTCTGTTGAAAGAAGGTTATCTTTTACGTCAGTGTATTTTACTGAATCACTAATGGCTGTTCTTTCCGCAGAAGTTATTATTTGTCCAGAGCCAGCACTTGAAACATCCTCCAAGTCTGTCACGCTTGCATCACTGTGGTAAGAAGCAAAGAAAAGTCCTTCTGGGTTAAATGAACCATTTGATTGAACATGCTCTACAGCAAAAGTTAAGTATCTTGTGTTGGTATAATCTGCAACTGAATTAACTTTGAATGTTGCAAAAATATCAAAGTCATCTTGCTTAGATATCTTTATTCTTTTACCCGCAAAAGATCGCAAGTAATTTTCTACATCAACACCATTAACAACCTTCTTTGAAAGAATTATCTGTGTTACTGAAGTAAAGGGTGTTGACGCTGCTATTCCCCCGACTAAATTTAATATGCCTCTAGGATCTGTCGCTGATGGATCGTATTCTTGATATTTAAACAACACCCCGTCAAACAAAGACACGCCGCTTAGTTCGTTTATCAAGTTCATTAAACTTTGAATAGTAAAGTTTTTAGTTCCGCCAGTCACCGAGTCGGTTCCCAACAACTTGTCTTCAAAAGAAACATTACTGTCTTGTTCGTATGTGGTTATTCTTGCCATTATCTATGTTTATTATTACCCATAATTTTTTCTGCTCCCCTACTGCCAAAGTATCCTATAAAAACAATTTGCAAAAGCTCCTTAACAACCGAAAGCTCTTCTATTTGTAAATACCACCCAATAACAAATGATGCTGTTAAAACAACAAGAGTTAAAGGTCTTACATTAGAGGCAAGCCATGATCCAGACTTTGCATCTGCAACCCATCTTTTTGTGGTGCCATCCATTTCAGCTTTTTCTAGCTCTAGCTTTTTGTAGGCGATAGCTTTGTCTTCCTCAGACATTTCTGATCCTCCTATAATAGCTTGAATGACGTTTCCAACTGGAGTGTCTTCAGCAATAGCTCCAACTACTGAAGGTATTTTTTCCAGCATGAACTTTCCAACCGCCGTTTCTTTAAACTTTTTTTTAGCCATATTAATATGTCCAAATTGTTTTTTCTGGTGCCCCTGGATATCCAATACCCAAGTGCACAAAGTTACTCTTTCTACTTATTCCAATCCTGGTGAACCCAGCCTTAATTGCTGCATCGACCAGCAAAAATGTTTTTTCTCCACCAACACTTTTTACATCGACGGCGGCTCCATAAGTATGCTCCCCAGGAGAGCTTTTCTTTGCCTCTATCGGATGATCAGGGGATCTGTAGGAAGATGTTATAATCATTGGGTGTCCGTATAATTCACGAACCTCATCTAGCATACTCAAAAGCTTTGGATTCATTTTATCCATGTTGCCTTTAAAATCTCCTTGATCTGTAAAGTATTTTAACTCCATTACTTTCTTTTAAACTTTTCTAAAATTTGAATAACTGTATAAACCAAAGTAGTCAACAAAACTAATGTAGACAGGTATGGGTTTATATCACTAATTGCTACTCCAGTTATAGCTGATATGTTTATTCCATATATTCTCAAATCTTCCACTACCCTCGTTTTTTATAAGACCTTAAAACCTCAAGATCTTTCTTAGTTATTTTTTTTCTAGGAGGCGCAACTCTCGCTAACTTTTTTTGCTTTTCAGTGTATTTACTATAAGGCATTATCTTTTAACTTTAACTTTTGCTTTTTCTGTATTAGAGACAAATTGTTTTTTTGTTCCTTCTCTTTTCTTTTTTCTAGCAGTTTCAGCTCTCTCAGCTTTAGATAAGCTTCTTGCTTTATTTAAAGGTAAACATCTATCTGGGTTCTTTTTGTTTTTGCTAGTTCCACACTCTCCAAGTATAGAGCCATCAGTTCCTATTCGAACCCACTTTTCATCTCGCCATTTTTTTAATTCACCCATTGTTTTTTACTTAAGACCAACACAATCCTCAAGCTCTTTTATTTTCAATTTTAATTCGTCTACATCTGAAAAGTATTTATCTGAGTTCTTCTCAATGTAGAGCAGTCTTAAATTTTGTTCTGCGTCATCAGGCAAAGCGCCCATTTCACCCCTAGGCCACTTAATTCTAAACTCGCTATTCATTTTTACTTCAGATTCCATCCTCATAACCGAAACTTCAATAGCTTTTATTTCAGATAACAATGTAAAATATACGCCAGCCATTGAAAACAAACCCATCGCAATAGCAATTAAGGTTTTTAAATCAACCTTCATGTCTGGTTTTCCGTCTCCATCAAAATCTATATTTGCATTAGTCATCTTTTATTGATACTGATTTAGCAATAGCTTTATCATCATAATCAAGAGCCGCTTTAAATAGAATCTTATCCATCATGTCGTCTTGATTTTTGAGTATTTCGCTTTGCAAATTAATAACCATAGCCTCTAAATCGTCTTTAGATTTTATCAGTAAGTCTATTCGATGATCTTTTTTCTCTATCTCCGCCTTTAGGGCGTTTATGTCGTCTGGCTTTGTTCCAGTTATGGAACTTATAACTATGGGAATTGAAGCGGCAATGGTCCCTATTAACATCATTACAACTTCTTTGTTTTCATCTAATACAGGAAACTGCAATAGAGTTATTATAATACCTATAACAAACAAAAAAATAAATAAAGATCCAGCATAAGATCTCAATTCTTTAGCAACTCCATTTTTGGGTAAGGTCATTTGCTGTGTGTTTTTTTAATGTCAAAATTATAAGATAGGCTTGCCCCTTTATGTGACACAAACTTTCCTTTATGTTTCATAAGCTTTGGAGCTCCTTTACTAGAAGACATCCAATGATATCCTTTTGGCGCTTTAACCTTCATTTGCGTTTAGATTTTTTTGCATAGTTTGGATCTTTACAATACTTACTCGCCGCCATGTTAGCATAAGCAGAGGGATACCTGTCAAAGGTTCTTTTTGCCCAGGCTATTCCAGATGCACAGATTTTATTTCTCTTTTCTTTTGCCATAGGGAAACATGTCGTTTAATGTTTTCTTTCTAGACCCGCAGCCGCAAGGCTTATTAAAAGCTTTAGACCCGGCATCAACTATAGCTTTTATTCCAGTAGCTGCCGTCAAAGCCTCCACAGTGTCTCCAACACCTT